TGATTATGAAGGTTGTCAGGCCATTGGACTTAGTAACCACAGGCACCTGTGGTGTAGTGTAGAATCCATCCTTCACCACATTTGGGGTACGTTGTGCGGTGTAGTTGTAGTGTGCGGTATTATAGCGGATCCGCCATTCAGGGTAGTGTTTCATATTGCTCTATTGCTTTAAATATTTGATAAACCACTTGTGGTACTATTGCGTTTCCGGCTGCTTTGATTGATTCGTTTCTCCACTTAGAAAAGGTAATTCCGTCCAGTCGGGAGGAAATCCCATCATTTCGAGAACAAATAGGGGATTGAGTTGGGAAGTTTTGCCAGTTTGAGCGAACGCATCTGGTAGTGAGTTTGTCTGATTCCTTCCCGCTTCCTCCAGTGCTTCCGTTGACCTTGCTCCCTTGTAATCCCGTGTGGCCGGTGTCGGCAGCATTGTTACCCATTTGGCTATGTGTTCCTCCAGATTCCCTTTGTTCCTGTTGGCTAAACTTTCGAAGTTCAGGTCGCATCCATTCACTTGGTTGGCTCTCGGTGTCGGCAACATCCCCATACTCATCGTTGACGTTGCGTTGGTTGAGTCCATTGCGGTGGGGGTGGGGAGTAGGCCCCTCTGATAAATAAACCCCGTCTGAACCTCCTGTGCAAGCGTTCCTGAATTCCCGAATTTCTGCTCCTTCTTGGTTAGGTTCTCCGAATACGAATCCATTGCACTTGGTGTTTTTAGCAACAAACCAAACCCTATCTCTTCTATGGGGAGCGTTGACGGATACAGCTGGCAGTACATACGGCCATACTTCGTACCCCGCAGCTTCCAAGTCAGCTTGCACCTCGTGGAATACCAACCCTCCTGACCAATTAACAAGGCCGAGAACGTTTTCGCCCACAACCCAACGTGGTTGAATTTCTCTAATTGCTCGCAGCATTTTCGGCCAGAGATGTCGTTCATCTTCTTTGCCTTTTCGTTTTCCGGCTGATGAGTACGGTTGGCATGGAAAACCACCCGTGAGGATGTCAATCTTTCCTCTGTGAATAGTGAAGTCTGTTTTAGTGATGTCATGATATGAAATTGCTTTAGGCCAGTAATGATGTAATACTTTTTGTCCAAAATCGTTCCATTCACAATGGAATACGTTTTCCCATCCCATCCATTCGGCAGCTAAGTCAAAGCCGCCTATTCCGCTAAACAATGATCCGTGTTTCATAACTAATCAAGATATAACGCTCTTTTATTCGGGTTGTCTGAATTATTCCCAATCTTTGAAGGTAGTGGAAACATTAACTGAAACTGCTTTTCCGGCACCCATGCACCGCCAATATAACGGTACCATTTGCCATCTTTTAGCCTTGCAGTAGTATTTGTGCGGATTTCTTTGTTGTGAAGGTATTGGTGGATTGTCATGGTTATGGTTTTATGCTTGATTGATAAATTCTTCTTTTTGTACCTCTTTTGTTTGGTTCGCCTTTTTTGGTTAGTTCGATTCCAGTGTACGCACATTCGGGAATATATTTACCTCCTCCTAAAGTAAATTGTATTTGCTCTATTTTTATAGAACCAATGTGGTCGGCAATAATATCACCAATTTTGTATGGATTGTTGGTTAAAGCACATTCTTTAGCTAAAGATTTTAACTTTAATTGACAATCATTATTAATCTCATCAAATTTTAATTTGTATTCTTCTTGTGTCATTGTTGTAAAATTAAGGGGAAGGTATTACCCTTCCCCGTGTGAATTAAAATGGTAGATCTCCTTTGTAATTAGGAATTACTACCTTGTTTTCCGCAGGTGCATCCTTCTTTGGTGCAAGTGTTACTTTGTTGTCAGTCCAAACTACTGCACCGTTGCCAAAGTAGGTCTTTGGTTCTTTCGATTCCCTTTGCTCCTTTGTCTGCGAAAGGTACAGAGATACGTTCTGATTGTAGGCATTCGCTTCATCGTTAACTGCGATGGTGAAAGCCACCCCTTTGTCTGCTTGTTGAAGCAGTTGCTCAAGTTTCGCCTTTGTGATGTAGGCATTGATTAGTGTTGCCATTGATTCGCTGGGTATTCAGAGCCAGTGTGATTAAGAGTTTAGTATTGATTGTGGAATATTACGATGTTCTTTTCTATTTTTCATTTCCCAATTATAATCTATCAAATAATTGTGTGAATTTCCAATTAAATCATATTTGTCTTTACTAAATGATAACTTCAAAAATGTTCTCATTCCCACTTCTGTAACGGGGGCAACCTTATGTATGTTATATTGATTAAGGCGTAATAACTGATTTTCTCTATAACTATAATTGTTAAAAGGAATAGCTTGTTTTTCCATCACTTCAATTGAAAGCAAATCATCTAATGGTAAATGAAATTCAGTTCTATTAAAAATTGTAGGGTACTTGTCGCACCAAATATAATTTATATCATCAGTTAAGAACCCATCAGAGTGCCATCCAGTTCTGTTAAAAGAACAATTTGGCATTTGATATAAATGTTTTGCAGTTAAATAAACGTATGAATTTACATAATTATCTAACCCAAATTCACCTATATAATCACAACAAATTGCACCAATCAATTTATCAAAGCAGCTTAATCGTTCCTCATAAATTGGTTGTGTTTGCTCTATCATTTTTATAGGCAAATATTGATAGAACATCATTTCATTGCATTCTACTTCAAATATTCCTAATGGTTTTGGAAGTTCACCGTATCTCATAGTGAATTTATTTGAGCTGTTTCAAATGTATTTTCAAAAACATAAAGACACAATTCCTGCATAATAAAAAGTTTACAAGTGCCTAAATAATTAAGTCTATCAATAGGAGTTTCAATAACTTGACCTGTTTTATAAAACTCTAAACATCTTTTTTCTTTTGGATGATTTTCATCTGTGTTTACTATAGCCCACAAAAAGAAAAGCCCATCTACATCTTCTACTCTTATTATTTTGGCATCTTTAGGTAACTCAATAATATATTTTTCTTTTGTAGGTATTGAGTATTTATAAATCTTATACATTTTGTTATTTTTTTGATTAGTTAAGAGCCATGTACGGGATTCGAACCCGTATCTCTCCGCTACAATGCGAAGGCGTTATCCATTTGCAGTATTCATTCCTGCTTACGCCAACATGGCTGCCGTGCTATTTAAGCGTTACCGCTACCGATGTGGTAGAAGTTTTAGCAGGTGGATAATGTGTTTCTACTTCGCCTGTGGATGGGTTCAGTACCTGTATGCCGGAGGCGGGCAATGGCTTATGGTAGGCTTCGTGTTCCTTTATTGCATCGTTAATAGCATCCTGTTTTTCGTACAATTCAGCTAATGCACTACTTCCACATCCACTATAATCATACTTCACCCCCGTTTCTCTAATATCTACCTTTGCGGTGTGATACTGAAATGATTTGCCGTGCTTCTGTGCTTCATCCAATAGGATTGCTTTGTACGGTTCAAGTCCGGTGAGTTGCTTAATTACTTCCTCCGCTGACTTTAATCGGAGATGCAGTTCTAAAGGATTGATGCGGCCGTTGAGTACTTCATCGAAGATTTCACGGACAAGTTGCGTGCGTTCTTCCTTTGTTGTGTGGTTGAATTTAATCAGTTCCATTGTCTTGAGTGTTTAAAAGGTTAAAGGTATTTTGTTGTTCTTCTGTCAGTTGGCATTCGGTGCGCACCCAGTCATACACGGTAATGGTGCTCCCTTTGATACATTCGCCATCTTGTATCTTAACAAGTGCTGATTGGAATTGCTCATTGGTGAGGATCCGTTTAGTAGGTTCTGCATCTGGCAGCGTTGGGAACTCCATTTCTTCGGGAACATACACCGGACCTGCAAATACATCGGGAGTGTACCACTTTACACCGTTAGACATTGCCCGTGCGAAAAGCATATTACGGGGAAATCTCTCCAGGTTCTGTGTACCTGCTTTTTTCGCTTCTTCAATGGTGAAGGTGGAGTTGCCGATAAGTTCCTTGCCCTCGTAGAAATCAATGGAGCATTTCTTATCGGTTTGTTCAACCACTCTGTAGTTGTACTTGCCGGATGCTTTTACCATTGATGCCATAATGCCGGCACCTATGGTCGGCTTTCCTTTAATGATGTGGATCCCAGACATTGCGGCAAATGGTGCGATGCCTAATTCTGCACCTGCTTGGATTTTAACGATTGCTTGAGCAGCGGACTTAATATCCGGAAACATTCCGGACTCCGCGAATGCCTTACCGATGCTCATTATTTCGGTGGCCGTGTGTTTAATGATGTTCATGTTAAATTGGTTTAGGATGTAAAATTGGGGTATTGTTTTGTAATTACCAAATATTTTTGTA